TGGACGGTTTGCGGGCATTGGCCATTAGCACAGCCCACTTGAGTCACTAACACTTCCAGCACAGATCACCTCATCTTTCCGGGACAGAGAATAGAACTTCCCGAAACTGTTTTCGGGAACATCAGGAAATTGGCCCAAGTTCAAACGTGTCTTCGCCGCTTTCGGCTTCTTTTTGAGGGGCTGTTGAGCTGATGCGCAGCTTTTCCAGTTCATGTTTCAGAAGCATCTTTTCCCGCTCAATTTCAAGATGCCTTTCCCGGCCCCGGCGTCGGTCACGCATTGAGACAAAGCCGACAAAGGCAGTCATGGCCGGAAAGATCAGGTCGAGGGCATGATGGGCGAAACCTTCCAGCCCTGTCGGGTATCTGCCCTGAATGGCTGTGGTTACGGCTGAAGCCGCTTCGGCCATGCCAAGCACAATCCACGCCGGGCCAAAAGCCCTATCGCCGAATGTGTCGAGTATGGATCGGGCGTCCTCGTGGTCGATCATCCTTAATCCCCTTGCCGAATCATGCGTTTACCCAATGCCCGGCCTGAGAGCAGGGCGATAGCCAATGCAAATAGTGGAGCCAGTCGACTCGACCACGGTTCAGCCAGCCAAAGGTCGTGATTTTGCAGGATCGGCAGAATAACCGAGTCAAGCAGGGCCTGAAGCAGGTTGGAAGCGATGATGATATTTCGCAACTCTGACCAGTTGATATAGCCCCAGATCGAGGGCAACTGCTTGATTTTCTGCTCTTCGGTCATGGTTGTGTCCCGTTAGAGGTGCCGTTGCCGGGGTCGGGTGGTGGTGTCGGTGCTGGCCAGAGCTGAGGCAAAGAGGCGAGCCAGCCTTCAACCGTAGGCAAGGGTGTTGTGCCAGCCTGAACCCCGGCGATCAAACTGTTAAACCTTTGCCAGATGTCGTCACGGTAAGCCGTGGCCTGCTGGCCTTCAATCTTATAAATTGTGATATTTGACAGATTCCAGCTTGTGGCTGAGACGATGGTGTCGTATTGCTTGCGGCCCACTGAAGCGTCCAGAAAAGGCGTGATAGCCTGCCCGATAGCTTGCAGCCGTGCCGTGGCAAAGTCGATCTGCTCCTGCTGAGTCAGGTTGACAACCTGCCATGTCTGATTAACGGCTGTGCCCGTGAATGTCAGTGTTTCAACCCGCTTTTGAGTGGATTCGTTAAATGTCGGAGGCGTGGCGGGGTTGAATGGATAGAACCCGTGTTTGGCCACTTCAGAGGCTGGCAGCAGGTAGAAGTTGCTGACGTTGCCCCGGTTGACTGGCAGGTCTTGAGGCGGGCCGGGTTGTCCGTTGGTGATTTGGCAGTATTGCATTTGTCAGGAGTCCGGAAAAGCTGAGGATGGAATTGTAAAGTTTGCGGTATAGCGACAAACACCTTTGGTAATGCGGAGGTCGTCGATATATCCTTCAAACGGTGGCCTGCCTGGAGTGAATTCGTCTCCAACTCTCCATCCGATTGAGCCACCTACATCGCCAGTATCAGTGCCAGTGTTTTGTAAAACACCATTTAAGAAAAGGCGACAAACACCAGAGCTGTCTCTTGTGCTTGCGAAATGCACCCACTGTTGACTTGCTAAAGTTACAGGTGTAGGGAATAGCGTTCTTATGTAGTGGGTAATCCCACTGCTATTCATGAACACAGCGAACCAATTGGCCGAACCATTGTGCGACCCCATAACACCCACCCAAGGCGTGCCAGAAATGTTTCCTGACCACCAAATCCAAAACTCAACCGTGAATGGGCCTGTGCCGAACGCAAATGCGGTGCTTGAACTAAATGTAATCCAGTCACCGTTCCCATCAAAATACCCGCTAGCCCCGCCAAATTTGCTTTGGGTTGTGCTGATTTGAGCATTACCAGATACGGTAGAAGTAAGGTTGCCAGAGCTTTTGTCTGTAAATGTGGTTGAGCCGTTTGACCCATCCATATGCAGCAAAAGCGTGACATTGGCAAAATTCGGATCGGTTGCCGCTGCGGTTGCCGGATTGGAGTGGATGGTTCTTAGCGTGAGCATCAGAAGTTTTGCCCCGATTTGAACCCGAAATAGGTTGTACCGCCGTCGGTTGTGACAAAGCTGAAAACGTCGGTTTTATTAGCCGTGCTGGTGAGTGTCGGAGCCGTGCCGCCCGCCCAAAGCACCGAGGCGGGCCATGTGACCGTGAACGCCGTACCGTTGGCTTTAAGTAGTAGGGTGAAACTGCCCGCCGTGCCGCTTGCTGGTGGGTTTGATACGGTCAGGTTTGAAATGTTGGCATTGAGCGTTACCGGGCCAAAGACATTGGCAAGCGACAAATTCAGCGTCAGGTTGCCGCTGCTGATCGTCGGGGCGTTAGCCGTTTCGCTGTAAGATTGCAGCTTTGGCGATGTAACAAGGTTGCCATTCATGGCAATCGTGGAATTAGCCGTTATGCCGCCTGTAACCGTTACAGAGCCGCTAAAGGTTTGATTGGCGGTGAATGTGTTGGCAATCGCTGGCGGGCTGGTGGCGTAGGGCAATGCCGTCCATGCCGTGCCGTTGCCGACCTTAAACTTGCCGGTGTCTGTCTCAAAGCCGATTTCGCCCGTGGCCAGCGTTGTGTTGGCACTTGTCCAAGCAGCAGCGGTATCACGACGAACCTGAATCAATGCCATTTAGTTTGTCGTTGCCGACCCTCCGTCGTAGCTGCCTGTGCCTGTGGTGGTGGCTGAGCCGCCATCGATTCCCGCAGTGGCCGTGGTTGATAGCGTGCCATTGGTTATCGACAGGCCTGAGCCAACAATAATGCCGCCCAACGTGCTGTTAGTTGCCGCTGGAAGTGTGTAAGAGGCTGGCTTGTTGCTCAGATCGTTGTAGTTGCCACTTGTCGCCACCGTAGCCAGCGTGGGCTTACCGGTGATGTTTGACCAAGTCAGGTTGGCTGATGTGAGATAACGTGCATCTGCCCGGCCTTGAGTCAAAATGCTGTTGTCAGACCATGTCCAGTTAGCCGTGCCTGTTTCGACCGAGAACCCGTCGTTATTGATCACAATAGACTTGTTGTAAGACTTGAACCGGATGTAATTAAACAAGTCGCCGGGAGAAAATTCAATGTTACAAGGATCAGTAGAATTAACAACTCCAACTATTGCCTGTGAGCCTATGCCGAGACTCCCAGAGACATAAGGGTATGCTGGAGCTTGACCCCGTGTTTGATATTGTCCGTAAAGGACTCTTGGCCCCAAAAATGTCGGGATGTTACCTATTGTGCTATCTACAATGTATATCCCGTTGGCAACCGCCGTCACATCATTCGCCGTCAGCGTGACATTGCCGGTGCGGTTGTTGAAGGCTGTAACGCCACCGGGCGGGATATTGGCAGAGAGAACACCGTTGTTGGTGATCGACAGGTTGCTGCCGACGATTATGCCGCCAAGGGTGTTGGCAGTGGCTGCCGGTAACTGATAAGCCGCTCCGGCTGGACCCTGCTCGCCTACGGTGATCACGGTGTAATTGCCGTCAGTTTCCAGAACGACAACATCCAACTCAGCTTCCGTTGCAACTGTGACCTGGTCAGACATTGGGCGCTACCACCCTTCGACTGCATCGGTAAATTCCAGCCAAAAGTGGCTGGGCATCACCATTGGCAAAATCAATAAACAGATCCCACACGCCGTCGCCAGACGGAATCGCTGCAACGGCTTCATCAGTCCATGCCAGGCGAATCTTCTGAACGCCGGCATCGGTGATCAGCGTCGCCCCGCCATTGGCTGAGGTCAAGCTAAATGTCGTGGTCGTGTCCGAATAGGCCTTTTTACCGATGCAGCGGAATGTGCAGCCGGTCAGGTCTCGAACAGCGCCCGTCGAACTCTTCCAGGTGATCAAAACGGTTTTCGATCCTCCCTGATAAAACTGCAATGTCGCATTGCCTGGCATCATGCTCCACCCCCCGTCTGGATCCCCAGACTTCCAGAGGTCTTGAGCTGATCGGCAGCCGGGTCATCGAGCGGAATTTCCCCGAGTTTTTCGCGGCCTTCGTTCGGTGTGAGCAATGGCCCACCCACGAGCTTGATTACCCGGCTCATCGCCAGGTCAAGATCTTCCTGAAGCTCTTCGGCATCGGTGTAGTCCCACTCAACTTCGTAGAGCGCCGGATCATAGCCAGTATCGGGCAGCAGCTGTCGGCTGAGTGCTTCGGCCAGCAGGTCGTGAAAGCTGATGACTGCCGTCTGATAACTGCCACGGTTCGCCTCTCGCAGGTTGCTGTAAGTCTTACCCGGGTCGTTAAGCCCCAGCACCATCAGCGCCAGTTGCATATTGCCGGCCACGCGAGACTGAGCCCCGAGGGTGAGCCTGTCGAGGGCCATCTTCTCGGGCCCCGACCCGACTTCCGTCACCTTGAGCGATGTACCCGAGACAAAGGTTGAGCCCCGCTTCTTGCCCGTTGTCATGGCCCGGGTTTCGCGTTCGATTCGCTTCTTGGCGTCTTCGGACAAAACCATATTCGGATCGTCGCGAGTGACAAAAAGGCCCATGACGCCGGCATTTTCGAGGACGTCAGCGGTGTATTCCGTCTCGCCCTTCAGCGTTCGCAGATCATGCTCAAAGCCTGCCCACTGATCGACACCCAGAGCTGGATCGTCAGGATCGGCACCGAGCGAGATCCAGACGAGATTATCCGGCAGCAGGGCCCGAGAGTCGTATTTCCAGATCCTGAGAGTTTTATCGTAATTGCATTTCTGGATATTGAGCGGCGAGAGTCGCATCACCCGCTTGGAGTTCGGTTCCCTGACCTTCTCCAGCAGGGCATTGCCTTTGCCGTAGATATACAGGTCGTCAAGAATTCGCTGGACCAGCTTCACCGGGTTCGAAGCGTTCCAGATCTGCACCAGCTCGTGATCCTGCTCGGCCTGTTCGTTTGTCCCACTGACAAGCCGCTTGACCTGAATCGGGCTCTTCGAAGCCTTCTTGGCAATCCACCGAAGGCCGATTCGAACAACACCAACTTCACCAGGCGAAACTGGCTTGCGCTCGCCGCCCTCGGATCGAAGCACACCGAGCTGGTCGAGTGTCACAATCGGCCATTCGTTCGACTTGCTGAAATAAACCGGCGTATTGGCCGGCAGGGAAGCCGCAACACTAACCATGGTGGCCGTGCTGAGGCTTGTGCTTGCCGTGTCGATTTTGGCTGTGTCAGCCATCCGAAAGGCCCCCGCCAGTGACTTGATATAGCCAGTTAATGCCGAGACTTAACGCATCGACCTGGTCGTCGTGTGCTTCCCTGCTGTCTCGTCCGGTAAATTCTACGACCTCGGTCATGAGGTCTGCAAGCCATGACCTCTTGAGCACCATCAGCTTGCCATTTTTCGCCAGCTTTGCGGCCGGCATGGCCCTCAGATATTTGTTGGTGGTGCTTGGAACATCGATCACGTTGAAGCCCGGAAGGCCCACTCGCAGGAAATGATTCACCCGAATGCCGGCGTCGCCTGGTGGACGTTCGAGGATTACCGAGACGTCGGGCCCGTCTTTCGCAGCCGTCTCTTTCTGGATCCGATCGACCTCGGCAGCGCCCCACTGGCCGCGAACCACATCGCTCACGAAGAAGTCGCCACCGATCGCATGGATCAGAATGCCGACGGTCCAGTCGCCAGCGCCCGGAGTCGCTGCGGTGTCCCATGCCCGACATGATACTCTGCCGGCTCTCGGCAGCTCGTCGATCACCCTCAGCCATCCACGTTCGAATAGCGTGCCCGTCTGCTCGGCATACCAGTCGCCACTCTCCAGCCAGGCACGTTCAACTGGCAACAGATTCGAGAGTGTCTGTGCATAGGCTTCAGCGTCGAGGTGAGGGTTCTCGCGAAAGTTTGCAGGAATGAACAACCGGTCAGACTGCTTGCCTTCGACAAAGTGTTTGCGAACCCACTTATGACCAGGTCCGCCCGGGTTGCTTGTCGCTGCCGTGAGCAGTGGCAGTGTCGAGCCCTTCCGGCGTCGCTGCCGAGAAAACAGATAGCGATAAGGCCTTTCGGGAAAGTCGGTCAGCTCCTCCCACACGATCAGGTTGTATTTGCCGCCTCGATAATTCAGGTGATCATTCGGCTTCAGGCAGTAGCCAAACTGCACCATGGCGCCGCTGTCGAACTCGAAGCGATTGTGCTGGGCTCGCCAGGTCACTCCCGGCTTGCCGTCGAGCCACTCGTGCGCCCTGGTCAAAATGCCTTCCGGCTGGTTCAGATCTTTGAATGTTCGCCGGATGACCAGTGCAGAATATTCGCCATCGGCCAGCCAGTCGTCTTGCAGGGCCAGCATCAAAACAGCGTCGCTCTTGCCACCTCCAGCAGCGCCACCATAGAGCACTTCTCGCAGCCGGCCCGATCTTGCTGCCAGTATCAGGGCCAGTTGCTTCGGGAAAGGCACATGCGGCGAATATCGCGGCTTTTGCATGAGCGACTTGACAAGGTCGATACTGACCTGACCGCTCACTTCTCAGCCTCTTCGGGCTTGGATTCACCAGAAAACCCGAGAGACGCAAGGATCGTGGCAGCCTCTCGCACTTCCTCGATCGAGATATTGGCAGTATTGTTCGTCACCTCAACCGATTGTCTGACTTTCATTTCAGGCTGGTCTTTGCCCCATTCGCCCTTATGCTTGCGTTCGAGGTACCATGCTGAGGCTTTCCAATCAACATTTGCATGAGTTTTGATGTTTCGAATATGCCAGTTTTTAGCCTCTAATTCGGCTTTTTTCATAAGGTTAATAAGGTTAGGGTTTTCCTTTCTCCAAATCTTAAAAGTGTGGCGTGAGATCCCTGCCAGGGCACAGGCGTCTTTGATTGTGTTGCCGTCGCGGATGTAATTCAAAATGATCGGCACCACCAGCTCGCGATCGTAGGCTTTACCTGCACCCATGGCTTTATCCTTCAACCTTCAGATGTCTGTAGGTCTTGAGATTCGTCGATCAGATCAGCCGGAGGCACATAATCAGGGATGGTGATTCGGTGCTGGTGATACTTGGCCACTGCGAAGGCGCTTCGCTTGTCGGATGCCCCTCGCAGCAGGAATAACGGATCGAGCTTTTTCGAGCTGGGCCCGAAGATCTGCTCCAGCGATGCCCTGAGTGTTGCATCATTCAAAGTACCTTCTGGCACAAAGAACCGGCCATATTCCCGCCTGGAGTAGATTGTAAACCCCAAGCCCAACTGGCTGCAAAGCTGCATCAGCCGGCCAATCTCGTAACAGGTTTTGATCGACTCGGCCCCGAAGCCTTGACCCTGATAGACCATTCCCTCGCAGGCGATCTGCCAGCCTTTGTGTCGCCATGCCTGAATAAACCGCCTGACTTCAAGATTCGGCACTTTCTCCGCTCGCTGAATGTTCACCTGGTTGAATTCGCCGGCCTCAATCAGACAAATGCCGCTTTCGGTCGTTCCGGGGTCGATGCCGAGGATTAAACGGGTCACTGGATAGTCTCCTGCATCTCCTTCTTCACACCCTCAATCCGCTTATCCACAAGTTCCCGTGCCAGCCCGCACGCTGGCGGAATTGCGTTTTGAATCGTGACCAGCTCGGCGAGGTTTTCACGGTTTCGTTCGGCTGGTGCTTGCCTCTCCAGCTTTTCAATCTTTAAATCACGAATTGCGATCTGATCCTGTAATCTTCCGTAATGCTCGTGATTGGCCTGATCGACTTTTCGCCCATGCTGTTCCATTTCAGCTATTCTAGCCTTCAGATCATCACGCACCTTGCCACCGTCAATCCGCTCGCACCGAAGTTCATGGTCAAGCTCGGAAACTTGATGCTGAAGTTCTCGAACATACGCCAAAACCAACTGTTTTTCTTCGTAGTTAAGCACCTTATTTTTTATTTCCCAAGCAAACAGGGCCGCCCTTGCTTGTTTCCACTTATCCTCCGGTGCCTGCTGGGCTTCAAGGTCGGCAATTTTTTGTTTCAAAGAGTCAATCAGCGTGCGAAACCTAAAGTCTGAAAAGCCGCCATCAAGGGTTGCTGCGACCTCTTTCGCCTTTTCAAGCGTCGCCAGATCGGCCCGTAACTGTTCACTCTCTGTCATTTGTCTGCCCCCTTTCCAATTGTTTTAAAAGACCGGAACAACGAGTCCCGGCTCCCCGCACAGCGTCATACTCAACCGCTGCTTGGCTTGTCAAAATTAGATTCCCGCCTCTTGATTTCGTCATCAAGATACCAGCGTGCCTTTTTCAAATCTTCCAATGCGTTGCCTTTCAAGTCTTCCCGCCAAATGTATTTCAGAGCGTTGCCCAGGCAAAAATTGAAATGCCTGGCAACCTCGATGCACTCGATACCCTTGCCACATCTGCATTTTGCTGGACTGCTCAGGTAATGCTTCGGAAAATTAACCGGATCATCGACCTCGAATGATGGGTCGATTATTTCGCCGGGCATGTCGTTGCAGTCGTACTCTCGTTCTCCGGTACTCATTTTTCACATACCCCGTAATCGCTCATAATTGCCCCTCTGTTCAATCTTGATCGTCTCAACGTCGAATCTATCCATCTGTCGCCTGACAATCGAATCTAGGACCGTTTCCGGTCGATTCTTGGCTATCGCCTTCAATCGTCCGGTTTCTTTTTAATCGCAAATAGTTTTTTCTTGTTTTTTTTGCGTTCCTGGCTCTGGTGCTTCAGCGCACAATGCACGCACCGCTTCGAGTCCCTTGAGATCTTCACGCCGCAGTCCGGGCACGGGTTCCTTGCCGCCTTTTCGCGACAGAACTGGCAGATCGGATGCTGGCCATCAACATAAACACGCCGGCCACACCGGTTCTGGCATTGCCGCATGTTTTCAAAACGCATTTTTTTTGCAGTCTGAACATATTCCACCGTCTCGCGATACTCGTGAAAAGCGTCAAAAAGCAGTTTGCTTGCCGTTTCCAGATCCAGCTCGTGAGCCTGCAAAACCTCGGCCAGACTGTCGCGGATGATGTTTCGCTCAACAGCGTCCAGATCTCGCTCAACAGGTTCCCACGAGCAGTTATCGCTCACTGAACTGCTCCCGGCTTCGGTCGTTCGATCGTCAGGCCTTCGCGAACCATTTCCGCCTTGGCCAGCGTGTCGAGCTTGATAACCTCGGCCACTCCGCTCGACTCCTCGGTCGTCAGCCTCACACCAGGCTGGTCGGCCAGTTTGTTCACCAGACCGACGAGAAACTCGTTTGCATGAATCAGTTGCAAATGCCTTGAGGGGTTGATCATTGCCATTTGTGCACCTTCCACCAGTCTTCGGTTGTTGAGATTCTGCCGGCCTTCAGATCGCCGTAATAGGTCGATTCTCGCACCACGACGAGCTTGTCAAAATCCTGCATGACAACGCTCATCTGATGCCCTGACGGATAAACGATCACGATTCTTCGCTGCTCAATTCGCATCCGGTCGTTGAACTGCTCGGTCGTCTCGATCACCAGGCCGGTGATGCTGGCCCCGATCACTCGAACCAGATCGCCCTTTTGAAATGGTTTTTCATTCATCGAACCAGCCCCTTTCGTCACCGTTTTCGTAAATCAATAGCGATGATTCCTCTTCGCTCTGCTGTGCATGCACCAGCTCTCTCCTGGCGTTCATCTCGCTCTGCTTTTTGCCGCGAAGGTGGTCGTTGATCTTCACGAACATGCTGGTGAAACTGCTGCGATAAGCCACGCCGCGATTGTGCAAATACTGGCCCAGTCGCTTGGCCTCTTCGGCATTCTTTCGCCTGGCATAGTCGAGCATCTCGGGCGATGCAGCCGGCACTCCGCCATATTTCACCCGTCCGACACTGCACGAGCAGGAAAAGGCCTTGTCGTTCACTTCGCCGGTTTTCAGGTTCTCCATGGGGATCATGACAATCCCCATGCATTCGCAGATGTCGCACGGCTTTTCCTCAGCTGTCGTAGCTCGCTCTTCGTAAAACTCACGAACTGCCTGAGGCTTGTCTTTCACAAAAGCCGCAAAATGCTCGAAGATTCGGCCAGCGCCACCGATCACCCTGGTCTGGGCGAAGGCATAGGCCACATCGTTCGCGGCCTTCTGGTTTTGCAACAGGCCACAATCGGCCAGCAGTCGCTTCCAGTTGTCCCATTGCAGGTCGATCAGTTCTTTCGCATCCTCCACTCCCACACCCCGACTGGTAAACAGCCGGTTGACGTAAGGCGATACCCACGGATCGGGCTTGATCTCAAAATCACTCATAGCAATTTCCTCAGGTCAGTGTGCTCAACCATTCTTCGTGTTTCCGCAGTTTTTCCGCTTTGGCTCGTCGCCTTTGCTCTTCCGGCGTCTCCCAGCTTCCGGCTTGCCACTCGGTTTTCAGCTTGTGCTGAAACAGCTTGAAGGGCGTCTCGGCACCCTTGCACTCATCGAGCAGCCAGGCGACAAAGCCTCTTTCGATCATTTCATGGCTGATCTTGCGATGAATCGACTCGGCATAAGGGCCGAGCACTTCAAAAAATTTGTTTTTCAGTTCGCCCAGGTCGGGCGTCTCGAACCGGATCGGCTGACGGGTCTCGATTGGCCTGACTTTGATCGGCTCACTGGTTGGCACCATGCCGGCTTCAAAGGGTTCAAGCTGACGATCACCCGCACCGCTGCTGCTGCTGGATGCAGTGTTAGAATACGGTGTTAAAATACAGTGATTCATATATAGGGGGGTCTGGGGGGAGGTGCAATCAGACTGCACCCCCCCATGCAATGAGAGTGCATCACCCCCTGTTGTTTCTTTGCATGGGGTGCAATTATTCGCCATGCTCTTTTGTTGCATGGGGTGCAATATTCCATCATCTGAACATTGGTTCATGTTAATGACAAAATAACGCTTACCCTTATCATCGTATTTTCTGGTAATCAGACCAGCAGACTCACCTCGATTCAGGTCGTATTGAACCTGTCTCGTGTTTTTGTTTGTGATCTGACAAAGAAGTTCATTCCCGACAAAGCTGATACCGTTTTTATCAGCATGTAGAGCAATAGCCAGTAAAGTGCGAAGAGTATCGCCTTTAATTTTGGTTCTTACCCAGAATTCGGGAATGAATGCCTTACGCATAACTTCTTAAACCAGCTTTCTCAGCAGATCAAAGGCCAGCAAGCTACCCTCTTTCGCTCGTTTGGCTAAAAAGAGAGGAACGTCGATCGAAAGCTGCTCGGCCAGGGGGCTTGAAACTTCAACCGGCTGGGGCGACTTCAGCTGCACAGCAGGAACTGAAGCAATGGACCCAAGGGGTTTAAAATCGGGAACAGCTGGAGGCAGTTCTGGCTTCAGCTTTCGCCGTCTCGGTATGCCGGCGTTGTCGAGCACCTGGTTGATCGCCGTTCGATAACACTTCCGCTGCGATCCGAAAACAGCCTCGGCCACATAACAGACCTGAACTTTTCCGTATTTATCCTTGAAGTCGGGTGCCACCTTCAGAATCTGATCCCGAAGGCTGAAAACCTTTGGTGATTTAAGCCTGGCTGCTGTCTTCGCTTGTGTTGTCGCTCTCGTTGCCATTTGTCTCAAGCTCCTTTTGAATGTGTACTTCCTCGCGATCGACCGTGATGTCGGCTGGTGCCTCAATGCCCAGCTTGATCTTGCCTCGCTTGTTTTCGAGCACCTTCACCTTCACCACGCCACCTATCACAATGGCCTCTTCAACCTGCCTTGTTAAAACCAGCACAGTTGTCACCTCCGTGTTGTGTAAAACCGACCGGCCAACAACGAGTCAGCCGG